ACAATTTTATGCAACGGCTTATAGATAGAGTCCTCCGTCCGTGCGATATACTCAATCTCAATGGATGGTGTATAACCATTGTGAACAAATGTTACTTCACCTTGCACATTCTTAGTCTGCTCAGTGTCCGGGTTTGTGTCGATTGATAAATCGTCAGAATCTTTGCCAAGGCAAGTCCAGCTTTTCTCATCAAAAGACAACCACATTGCCCGGCAACCTCTTAGAATTTTTGACATAATTTTTCCTTTCTACCCCGTAACTTTTTGGGGTTAGCGGCTTGCTCCATTCGCAAGTCGGTGTTTATTCGGATTCGTATTCCATGGTAGCGTCCGCAGCGAAAGTAATACTGTTGTCGTTCCCGGTGGAATCCGTATAGGCTACGCTGTTGGTAGCTGTTATTTTTGTTATTGTTCTGCCATTAGAAAGGTTTGGTAAATCCTCCACTTTCTCCAACCAGTCCATGATAGAATCCACATAGGCTTGGTTTTGAATGTTGTCCCCGTTCCCGGTTCCCAATCCCTTATATGCCACCTGGAAGCGTATTTGAGCGGTAAACCCACCCTGTACATTCCTTTTCAGATACTTTGCCCCAGCCATGGTGAAAATCCCAAGGCAGGAATCAGCGTCCATGCTTTGGTATTTTATCGTGGTGTCCGGGTCTATGACCGGGCATTGTGAAATGAGTTTCAAAAGCATTTCACCAACAGTATCATATTCTGTTTTGCTTAATGTTTCCAGTGTATCACTCACTGTCCACTCACCTCAAATCTTGGTATAAGATTGTACACGTCCGCTGTGTGCATTGCGTATGTATATCCGTATTTCCCCCGGATGTGTTGATAAAATCCATTTTTGCTAAAATCTTTACTTTTCACAAGCCCTTCTGGCAGCTCAGTTACATCAACTCCAAGCTCAGATTTCTTTATGATCGTAAAGAAATCCTTGTTATCTGGATCGAAGGTAAAACACTCCAACTTTTCCTCATTTGGTGTGTTCAACCATTCTTTAGGGGCTTTGTACGGCTTTGGAAGTGTACCGTTATTTGGAATCTTTACTAAGCAGGAATCAGCGTTTTCCATTCCGCTTGTACGGATGTTTGCTCCCTGATTCAGTTCCACACGCACGTTATCAAAGCGTGTTCCTACATAGTACTCAATTTCCATAAGGGAATCCACATATCGGTTATAAACAATAACGCTGTCAACATATCCTAATCCCATGCTATACTCTTTCTAGGCCTTCCGGGATATGGCATACCAGCATACAACAGGTTGACCCCGTTAGCGTCCCTAACTCCGTTTAGATACTGTTTGATAGTGTCATTATATAGCTTATCCTGTGCGTTCTTGTCAGATAACACAGTATCAATCACAGTGCTACCACTTTCCGCTTTGGCTGTGTATGATACGCTTTCACTTCCGCTTGAAACGCTAGAAACGACTTTGCCCCGGGTTGCCCCGGTGGTTTTGTCTGTTACATATCCCTGGCCCTGTTCTACCCTTTCCTCTGCCGATTCAATCTTTGCGGTGAGGTCTACCACTGCACATAAGCACCGCCGGACAGCTTCAATGGAGTATTCATCTTCTGGAAATGCTGTTTTCAACTTCCCAAAAGTTAAATCGTCCACTTTTTTCTGTGCCGTCCATACCAGGCGGTTGAAATCAGCTTCTGGCACGGAATTTTTACCATATATGGAGTTGTAAAATTCATAGTCCGCATAGTATTCCATGCCAGGCTCCTTTACTCGGTGGTTTCATTTTCGGTGGTTTCCGCTTCTGCGGTTTTTCTCACACGCTTTGCTTTCACTTCTTCATATCCGGCGGCTGTCCAGATTCCGATAATTGTCGGATTTTCGCTGGACAGCACCCGTCCATTTTTATCTTTTACTGTCATTATGCACCTTTCTTGACGTACTGAATCAAATCCGGCATAACGGCCTTGCAACCGTAGTAATACGGCAAGCCGATAGCGTATGCGTCAGACAATGGGAGTTTGTCTGCCCGGTACTCGCTGGGCTTAGATGGCTCTGCAATAGCACCTGTGCACATACCAATCATTTCAATTCCGTCCGGCTGGTGTACGTTGGAATATACCCACACACCATGGAACTTACCGAACTCCTCTACGTCCGTCTGCACGTTGGCATTTGCCTTTGTGTCGATATAGTCCCTCATTTCCTCGTAGGCTTCCGGGGCAAGTACGATATGAATATCGTTCTTTTCCACGCCGTCTACAAAGTCATTCTTGGTGGTATGGATTGCAAGCACCAGTTCGGAAACTCTATCCTTCACTGTGGCTCCGGTGGCTTTCAGTTCAGCACCGCCGTTTGTTGCGTCCACAGCAACCTCAAAGAACTTCTCATCCAGTTCACGCACCATAGCGTCAGAAATAGCCTTTTTCCGCTCTGCCAGCAAGCCAGGAATACCATTCAGAGAAATGTCTTTTTCCTCATATTCCTCGAAAATCTCCCGGTCAATGTCAATATCTACAGGAACGGTCAGTGCCTTGCCTGCGTCACCCTTGCCAGCGGTTCTTGCACTGCCGTATGCCTTAGACTTTGCGGAAGCATACCGTCTTGCGGTCAGTGTACCAGAATTTGGGTTGCCGGAAAGCAATGTATTCTTAAAAATGTTGGAAATTGTGCGTCTCTGCACGTTCTCGATAATGCCTACCAGTTCCTCGGCAAGTAACATCTTGCCTTCTTCGGTGCCTGCCAGGTCTGCCAGATTGATAATGTTTAAAGACTGAATAGCCATATTGGTTCCTTTCTACCTATAATTGTTAAAGGTTAGTGACACACTCCATTCATGTGCCAGTTTTTCACAGATTTAGAAAATCACCGGAACTTTCTTTCGTTCCTCGTTTGCGTTCGGCTTCGGTTCTGCCTTTTCTGTAAATTTAGGGGCTGATTCTGCGGCTTTCTTCCGGGCTTCTTCCTCTGCCTGCTTCGCTGCTTCCGCCTCCTCGTCCACAAAGGCTGTGGAATCTGCCTTTTTAATCTGTCCCATAAGGTCAGACAAACCAAGGAGTTTTCCATCACTCAATTTCAGCCCGGCGGCTTTCACCTGGGCCATCACGTCACGCCCGGCGGCTTCTGATGTAAACTTATAAGCTGATAATTCAGCTTTGAGTGCGTCCGCATAATCTCTTTCATAGAGTTTTGCTTCTGCGGCCTTCTCCGCTTCCTCTGCCCGCTTGTTAGCCTCTTCTGCTGCCTTTTTCAGACCTTCCACATCTTCACCGTCAAACTTCTTCACAGCTTCTTGCAAATCATCAATCTGTGACTGCAAGGATTTATTGGAATCTTCTGCGGCTTCCGTCTTTTTCACCTGTTTGTTGTAATCAACAATGCTTCTGTAGTTTTCAGCCACAGCACCATTGACGGTTGAAAGCTGTTCCTCTGTCACTTCAATTCCAGCGTCTTTCAAAATCTGCTCAATGTTTTTCATGCTACGTTATCCTCCTACCGTGTTCTTTAAACTGCCCGTCAGCAGTATGGATTTAGGCAAATAAACCTTTGCCAAGGTAATGCCACCAGCGGGAATCGAACCCACGACCCTCTGTTTGCAAAACAGTTATTCTACCACTGACTTATGGCGGCATACAATGCCCTTGTGTGGAATCGAACCACCAATTATCTGTCCTCTACCAGAGTTTCCTTGACAGACAAGGGCTCCATGCAATCACAGGAACTTTGGAAATTGAAAACACACATAGGGAGCGGCAGGTAAAAAATCAATTCTTGGAGTATTGAAATGGCAAACAAAATACCACCGCTGCACCTATAATTAGAGTATATAACATTTCTTTTTTGTATTTGTACCATTTTTTCACAATAAAAAAGAACGGCTATTCACCGCTCTTTCCCGGCAAAAGCCATTCCTTTATTATTCGTTCTATCACATTTTTCAACGTTTCCCGTTCTATATCCCCGGTTTCTTTATCGTTCAGCCATTCTGTAAATTCTGCGATTATTTTCTCAACGTCAAATACCGTAGGCTGTTCATTTATTGCCTGTTGTATTCCTGTTATTGCCATTCCAGGTTCACAACTATTGTAATCATAATGTACAATGTATGAATTTTTCTCTATTTGCTTGATGAAATGATCAGCGTCTATCAATCTCATTCTTTCATCTCCTCCTTGTCTGTGTGCCCGACACAACAACACTTAAACATCTTTTCATGTTCTATTGCATTTCCAACAATTTCACATGAAACCCGTGGCATTTCTATCCACAGTAAAATGTCTGTATCTTCATCACACTCTGTCAACGGAACAAGATTCCACCCCCCATGTATATTCACCATGTGGGTTCCCATATACTACTTTTGCATACCATGTACAATCAATATTTCCGTCACGCAATTTTAATATATCATTTTCAAATATCTTTTTCCCATTGTTGTCTTTTAATCCAGTATATTCACATAGTGTTTCTGGGTCTATTTCATATAGATAACATGAAATATCTCTCATTGTACTTGTTTGGGAATATCCTTCAAAAATACACACAAGATTCGGTATTACCTTATCTTCGACAAATAGATATCCCTCTACCCATTCTCCATTATCAATCCGTTTTCCTCGGAATAATATTTCTCTATTCATTTTTTATTTTCTCCTCTTTAAATCATCTTCGGAAATAAATAAATCTTTCCCTAGTATGCCATGCACTCCATGTATACCACTTTCATCACATATATCAAAAGAAACACCTATCATATCATCAAGTTCTATCCAAAGTATAATATCGTCTATTGGAGTTAATTTCTGCATTTTCCTATTTTTGTAATATAGTGGATTTAATGTGTTTCTTCCTACTGCCATTTCACCACCGAAAATATTTAAAAGTGACATCATTCGAGATATATATTTTTGTGTCGGTGTCATATTATCATATTCTCCATCACTTATATGAGGTTCTTTTATCCATATAGAATTACGCTCTAATGAGATTTTATATTCCTCGGATGGTGCATGGTATCCATCATAATTCATATTCCGTAGGCGTTTTCCCTCGTTTTTTGTCAAAAAAAACGCCAATTCTTCATCACTCATTCCACGTAACCATTCTCCGTTTGTCATACTTTCTATCCATCTCTTTCTAATTCTTTATCAATGCAATGATTCACAAATTCGTTCAAAGAACGATAACCTCTCTCCTTTGCTATACCGGATATGCGTTCTTTTTCGCCTTTCTTTCTAAGTATCGTTATCCGGTCGTATTTTTCTTTCTGGTAGTTGTTTATGTAGTCAAAAGCTGCTTTTCTTTGTTCGTTCATTCATGTGATTCCCCTTTCTGTTTACATGATAGCACAAAGTTGTAACTTATTTGTATCATATTTATAAATATAAAAACTCAAATTTCTAACGTTAAAATCTAAAATATAACACTTGAAATTTGAGATTCTTTTGGAAAAGTAAAATTTGATTTACTGAATATTTGAGATTCTTGATAAAAAGTAAAATTTGGTTTACTTAAAAGAGGGGAACAAAATCCCCTCTTTTACATATTAGCCATCATTTGAATTTGTCTTTGTATGAGTTTCCTCTCGTCCATTGTGTCGCAATCGAGATATGCCTGTGATACCATATCATATACTTCTGTCATAAGCCGCCCTATGCACTCCATAAGTTTGTCCCGGTGGCCACTGTCCCCTACCTCCTTATACTGCTTCTTTGCGGCAATATAAGCGTCATAGAGGGAATCAATGTTGTGGTCATATCTGCCATTGGAATACTTTTTGACGGTGGATTCTGCTGTTTCTGTTTCCTTTGTTTCACCATGCTCCATGTCGCAAAGATTAGATATTGCACAGGTCAGTTTGTAGATGGCGTCAAGATTCCCGCTGGTCAATTTCTCTTCCGCCGATTTTATTTCAACATCAAGCTGGTTTTTCAACACTTCCATAATCTTTCCCATCATATCACCTCAATTTCTTTTCTTTCCGCTTATATTTGTCGTGCATTTCCTTCTGGCTTTCCACGATATACACCATATCATAGCCGCAGGATATAAGGTCAAGTATTATCCGGTCAACACACTTCAATTCACGGTCTACATCTTCCACCAGACTGTCTACCATGATAGCGTCTGATTCATGCCCCATCTCCCGGAGTTTGTAGGCATACTGGCTGTAAATTTCCTTTGTTTCAGTTTCCCACTCCCGGTACTCATTAAAGCCATCCTCCACGGCTTTCTGCTTTGTGCCCTTACCTACGCTGATTCTATTCGCCGTGTACCAGGCCGCCGGGATTGCCTGTATTTCCCCGTGGAAATCATCTGGTATCAATTTCCCATGGTGGTTGATAAAATACATGGATATTTTTCGCCGCTCTATGGATTCTACATAATATTGATATTCGTGAAGCCGCTTATATCCATGCAAACTGATAAAGTCAAAGTAATCTGCCATCTGTCCGTGGAACATAAGAGCTGCTACCTGTCTGGCACTTATCTCTGAATAGATCTCTTCCAGCGTTGCAACGTCCCGTTTGCTTTTGAAGTTAATCATCACCGCTCAACCTCCTTTCTATACGCTCCAGGGCTTTGTCCTGCCTATCAAGACGTTTTCCAATCTCTCTAAGCAGGAAAGCCGCTTGTTTTTCGTTTGCAGCACTCACATCATTTTCCCGGCTCTGCTCCCGGTTCTCCAGGAGGTTCTCATAGCCAAGCAAAAATGAAGCTACGCTTATTATGTCGATAATATCAAACTGTTCATTCATTACAATTTCTCCACTGTCACGCCTACGTTATTTATTGTCACGGTAGCCGGAAGCGTTGCAGTAGGTGTCGTAATCACTGCCTGGATGGTGGAAGAACTGTCACAGCACTGCAATCTCACGATTGCTGGAATATTTACTGTTACCGTGGAAGCCGCTGTGGCTGTTACTGTCTGTGTGGCTCCTGGGATTGCCACACCGTCCCGGAACAACGAAACTGTGTAGTTCCCGGCTGTGGTGGGGGTGAAAGTAACAGAAGAATTGATTTCATAATAGCCCTCACCTTCCATCAGGATTCCATTCCCTGAAAGTTGGATGTTCCTTCCGAACCTCCGTACTACTGTACCAAGTGGAAGTACTGCACTGGGCTGTGCCGTGGTCAAATTGATAGTGGCTGGTGTCGTATTTGCTGTGTATATTGCAGAATTGCAACTCATATTATTTTCCTCCTTTACTGAAAAAGGGTGCAGTTTCCCACACCCTTTCATGCCTGGCCTGGTGTGGCCGTTATTTAGATGTTTCCGCAGTTACATCCGCCGCACCCACAGAATGGGTTAGTCCCGGCATTGTATGCAAAAGCGTTGGGGTATCTCACCACACCGTTTAACTGGCTCTGTAAATAGAGCTGGTTAATCTGGTTCTGCTGGTTTGTGATAGTCTGCTCAAGCTGACTCTTTTCCAATGCCGCAAATTTAGCGTCAATGTTCGCATTGATGGAAGCTGTGTTCATTGCATTTTCATAGCGTACATTGTCAATGTTGCGGTTTGTTTCACAACAGCACTGCTGGCTCTGTGCCGAAGCTGCATTTGTGGCAGCTACGCCATTAGCAAAACCTGTACAGAGGTCACGGCTCAACTGTCCAAACTGTTCGAGGTTCTGATACCCAAGAGTGCAAGCCGCCTGTTGCAACATAAGGTTCTGGCTGTTCTGGCTGTCTGAAAGCCGTCCTACTGCATTTTCTAACTGGGTGAAATTGTTCATGTTGCACATTGCAGCTTCTGTGATTGCCCCGTTGTTTCCATTGCCAAAGCCGTTGCCACCAAAAGCAAAGAAAAGTACAAATATAACTAGCCACATTGCACCCATTCCGTCCCAACCATTGCCGTTTCCGGTTACTGCACCAATATCGGCAAGTGAATATCCTGTTTCCATGTTATTTCTCCTTTACATTTTATTTATAAGCTGTGCACTGCTCATATACTGTTTTATTATTTCAAGCCCATCTGCTGTACTATCTGTTTTGCTTGTTCCACCTGTTCAGTAGTAAATCGTCCACTACTCACAAGGCTGTTTAGTATCTCTGTTGGATTTGCGTTCTTCGGGAAAGAATTTCTAAATTGCTGGAATTTCTGCAACATTGCAATCATGTTGTTATTATTTCCAGCTGTCGGTGTGCCACCGCCTGTCATACTTAACAAAGGATTTCCCATGTTTAACCCTCCTTATTTGCCGTTCTGGCCTGTTTCTGTGTGTTAGTAGTCAACTTATCTATACGTTCCTTTAAACTGTCAAATTCAGCCCGGCTAACGTATTGAGAAAAATCTATCTGCTGTTGTGGTGTAGTGTTCCCGGCCTGGTCTGTAATTTCTTCAAACCTGTATGCCTTTAAACTGGTTACTCCAAGACTATCCGATGTTTTCACATAGAATTTCATGTCGTTATTATCCATGAGCCATGCTGTCTGGTTCGGCTGAACAATATGGTCTTTCGCCCCTTGCAAACCGTTGACCGGAATCCATGTGACATTTTGAGCCGGGACAGGTGTTTGAGTTCCAATCATATTATTTTGCTGAAACTGTGGATATTGCTGTTGCATTTGCTCCATGCGTTGCTGTGCTGTCATTCCTGCCATGCCATACTGTGGCATTGTTTGGTATGGGTTCATGTAATTGTACATTTTCCACCTCCAGGTATTTGTAAATGTCGTGGTAGTCCGTGTATATTGGTATCTCTTCCCACAACTCTCCATCTTCTAAGTACTTCTTCATGTTTATATTTTTGCACACAAAAAAGGCGAATACCATTTCAGTAATTCGCCTTTTTTCACTCAAAAAATTGTCATTTATCTGTCACAAACCTATCATGTAAAAAGCACCTGTATTTTTGTACAAGTGCTCATAGCAATTTCATTATCTTTCGTTTCATCCCTTTGTTAATTCGGGAAACAGTGGAAACGCTACAGTCCATAAGTTCCGCACATTCTTCCAGGGACTTTTCCTGGTTCCTCAGCTCGAACAGGCTTTTCTCCCGTCCTGTGAAATTTGCATTGCTTAGTATGTAATCTATTTCCGTTTGCACAAAGTCCGTTACCTTCAAGGTTTCCTCACTTCTTTTTCTTCGATTTTGTCTTGCGGACTAATGTGCCTTTACTTTTACCGTTCTTTTTCGTCCTGTTCCTGGTCATCTTCACATACGCCATCATTTATGATCTCCATGATTTCTTCAATCTTATCTGCCGATATATCAGCACTTATCACATTCCCGTCGCTGTCAATGATTGTGTACACGCCATTTTGCTCTATTGTGCTGGAAAAATCGTACTGATTTAGATAAAATATGAAGCTGCATACCGTAACAACTTCCACACACACTACAATGCAAAATGCTACAAACCATCTTTTCGTCTGTTTTTTTACCTCTCCAAGTAATTCCATGGCAAGTCCCTCATGCTGTTTGGCTATTTTTTCTTCCAATTCCTGCATTAAATACCTCCACTAAAAATCATACCGATAATAACAGCTACTATGCCGGATATTGCACTTGTAATTATCAGGTTCCAATTTTTAGTTGGGGTGTTCTTTATCTCTTCCAACATAGCACTCATTTCTTTTATTTTTGACATAATGGTTTCATACTGGGTGTCCGTCCTGGTCTGGGATTTCTCAAGATCAATTATATGTGCATAAAAAACCTTATGTTGATCGTCATTTGTTTGCATATCACGCTCAAGCGTTGATATTCGTTGCTCTAAGCTACAGTTTTCACATTTGTTTTCCATATTTTCCATCAGCCATCACCGCTTTTCTTTTATTATAACAAGTATTCACCGTTATTTTGTACCAATTATCCAAGTTTTTTTGCCTTGTTAGCATACCTGGTAGCTGCACCGTTTGCAACACTTGATTGCTTCCTCTTAAAGCCACTCACTTTGATTCTGTCATATTGCTTTTGAAGGTTGTTCTGTTCACAGAAATCATTGTACTTTTTATTTTGTTGACGTAACCGGAAAGCCATTTTGTCATATTGTGGTTGCAGCATTTCCCTAACATCTGTTTCTGCTATTCCATCCAGCTCTTGTTGCTTCACCAGAAGCTGTCTTTTTGTCTTTCTTATGGCCCGTTCCATCATTCGCTGTTTCTGTGATAATTCATAGGCCTTCCTGTTTTCTTCGCTGTCAATCTTAAGGTTTCCGTTTTCATCAATATAAGGATTCCGCAATGACTTATCCCACGGCTTATGACTATGCCTGCAATTATATCCGTGCAACCCCAGCGGGTTTACAACTTTCCCTTGCCCGGTAACCGGGTCAATATCATATCCTGTGGACGCTAAAAGGTTTGGAAATCCCGGCTCGCTCCCTCTGATTTTATAGGCTCTCCCTTGCCATGCACTGTGATCGGCTTCCGGCGGCTGCCCCTTGCCCCTTGTCCTGGCTCCAATATGTGCAGAAACAAGCACATATTCGCTTTTCGCTTCTACAATATATTGGTTCGTCACCTGTGCGGCTGTCTGGTTCATTGAGGTCACTACTACCATTCTCACTGCACTTTCCAGCGTCCTTTTCCCGCCTGTAGGATAGTCCACGACAACGCCTGTTTCCGCATAATTATCCAGTATGTCACAGATTGCCCCGGAATAGCTTTGCACGCCGCTGGCAACCCTTATTTCCGCTTCATCTAGCATATTCATAAGGTCTACCTGGGCCTGGTCCATGGTTGTGCGTGTCAGATTCCGTAATTCTGCAAGGCTCTTTTGATATTCAGCGTTCATAACTTGCATAACAACCGGGTTCTCCAATGGGTTCGATATTTCTATCCCCATCTCCTTAAATGTATCGTAATCATCCTCCCATGAAGTCAATACCGATTCCTGCAAAATGACTTTCAACTCTGCATTGCTCAACCCGGTTATTTCCATTAGCTTCTTGTTTATCTCCTGTTGGCTTTCACCCATTGACCGGAGTTTGTATAACAATCTGTTGGCTGTGGCT